GTCAGAGACATGTCGAGAAACTCGGACACCATCGCCAATTCGCGCACCGGCTCCGATCCGCGGCTGAAGTTCCAGACGCCGGACGGCCGAGCGACTGGCCTGTCCGAAACAAAACCTCTTTCGGCAGCGCCGATGGCGGCCAGCGCGTCATCCGGGATCGGCATCCCCGATCTAACGAAGATCCCGCTCTTTAGGGCTGCTTTGCTGGCGCGTCCCCATTTCGCGTGGCCGTCACGCGCCACGATCATCGCCGCTCGCCTATCCGTGAAATCGATCCACTTCCGGCAAGCGGCGATCAACGACACGCCGTAGCGATCAGTGACGTGGTTCAGGAGATCGACGGTCATCTCGTGTCCATCGACCTGAGCCCGATAATCGTCGAGCGGCATAAGCAGAAAAGACGCGAACGTGTCGGCTTCCTCCTCCCGCTGCTTCTCTTCCACCTGCCAGCTATTGGGAAGCAGTGGTTTGCACTGGAAATCGCAATCGCGATCGAGAATGCCCGAATTGTAGTCTTGGGCGGTCAAGGTAGGGCGGTGAAGCAGATAATGACCGAATTCATGTGCGAGTGTGAACCGCACCCGGCCCCGATACCGTGGATCGTCGTTGTAGACGATGTGCCATTCCGGCCTCTTCCTGTGGGGCCTGAGCATACCCTCGAAGCCGGGCAGATCCCCGCCCACGATCTTGGTGATCGGATCCTCGTTGTTTTTGGAGACCTCGCGGGCAAGCGCTTCGACGTCCACCGGAAAGCGGTCCTCTCCCAGAACATGACGTAGCAGGATCGAAAGACGGTTAGCCTCTTGTTGAGGGGATTTGCGCTTTCCTTTGATCATTAGTCGTCGTCCAACGCGTCCAATATGCGACGGAGTCGCTCTTTCGATGGAGCATCCATCTTCTTGTATTTTCGGAAGAATGCGATGTCCTCGGCATCTTCTTCCTTCTCTCCGTCACCTGCCAGCAGGTACTCGACGGTGGTGTCAATTGCGGTTGCGATCAGAGCAAGCTTCTCAGCCGAAGGGCGTGCGACGTCCTTGTTCTCGATCTCCCACATGTAGCTCTTGCTGGATCCGACCCTTTCGGCCAGCGCCTCCAGGGTCAATCCTCGCTTCAGTCTGAGCTCGCGAACGCGCTCTCCCAAGGGTGTTGGCACCGGGTGGTCTCCTGTTTGTCCGCCGGGTTCGTTATCGCGATACATCTAGTCCTTGACACGCCGTACCTGCAATACCTATCTTGCGCACAAGTTCGTAGTAACGAACCCACATTCGCGCTTTCACGAGACAGGAGGCCGTCATGGCTAAAGCAGGTAACGGTTCGGGCACCCATCACGTGGTCCCCAAACCCAATGGCGGATGGGATGTCCGCCGTGGCGGCGCCGAGCGCGCCAGCGGGCACTTCGACACGAAGCGGGAGGCGATCGACCGTGGGCGGGAGATCAGCCGCAACGCCGGGACGGAGTTCAAGATCCACAACCAGGACGGCCGGATCGGCCAGTCCGACTCCCACGGGAACGACCCCCGCAACATCAAGGGCTAAGGAGATCGATTATGGCCTCAGTGACGAGTTTCATCCGCAACATGCCTGCCTCGTCGCTGCAGGCCTATTTCCACCACACCGGCATCGAGCTTCCGACCGAGGTTGATTGGGATGCGCCCGAGCCGGAAGTCGCCCGCGTCACCTTGCGGGCCGTCGACGAATTGGACGACGAAGCCCGCGCCCGCATCGTAAATGACGCCGAGCGTGTGAGCGCCTTGGCCGATGATGCGGGCCAGACCGCACTCTACAGCGTGATCGACGACCGCACGGTGCTCGATGATCTGGCAAATGGCCATGCGCGTTCGCTCTGGATGTTCCTGAACGAACCGATTCGGTTCCGCCATGCCGAAGAGGTCCGCTACACCGATGAGCGGCGCCGTGGTCGGAGCTGGGACGGGTTCATCGGCGAGCCGAATCTCGATCTACGCCGGGACGAGGAATCCATCGATGCCTTCAAGGTGGCGCTGCGCGAACGGTTCGCTTCCAACAACATCCACATCGACATCTTCGGGCGCTACCGGCCGACCTTCGACGGCGAGGATTGCGAGCTTGTCCAGATCGCAATCTACCGCGAGGGCCTCCTCGACGATTTCCTAGCGTTCGATGACGCGGGGACGCTCGTCCGCCGCGCCCGCCGTCCCGTGTTTGAAGCGGCCATGACCTACGAGCCGGCGACCGGGGTCATCGAGGTGGTCGCCAACGACCGCGAGAGCCGCGAGGAGATGGTTCGCTTCATGGCGCGCGACCTGTTGGGGATCGAGTTCCAGAGCGAGAAGGTGCCCTTCCGCACCTACGACCTCGCGGTTCTGGTTCATCCTTTCGACTTTCCGACCGATCCGGAGGACGGGATCGAGTCCGTCGAGGTCAAGCAGCTGCGCCTGATGCCCATCGACAATGTCGGCGAGCGCGTCACGCTGGAATGTCTTCGGAAGGCGGATCGCACCATCTGGAGCATGTCGGCGGAGCGGTTCGGCGCTAACGACCCGCTGGCTGGCGGATGGGTGGCGACGCAGGCCAAACTCTCCATCAAGTTCCAGCCCAAAGGCGATGCCAAACGCGGTCGGACGCTGCCGTTGACGATCACGATGCCGCATGGCTGCAATCTCAAGGACCAGACCGAAGAGGAGCAGCTGATCGGCGAAAAGTATCTCCGGCGCTGGGGCATTCTTTCCGGGGCTGACGGTGCCGTCGTCGATTGATCGGAAGGCGGCAGACCTGTTGCTGTCTGTGATCGAGACGCCGGATGCGGCCATCAGCGGCTCGGTCCTCGACGGCTACTATGGGCGAGTCGCGCCGGCGCTTAAGGAGGCTGGGATCCTTCAGCCTAAAGATCACTCGCGGGCAGCCGTTTCACTGGTCGACCACGAAGACGAGCCCGTCAATCTGGTTTGGTTACCTGAGCATCGGGCATATGGGTATTTCAGCCCAACAGCTGGGTGGGTGAGTGTTCCCGGTGATCAGTTGGCGACGTTCCGCGTCAACTTCAGGAAGTTGATCGGCCAGTTGGTGGAGCGGCTGGATCTGTCGCCGCGATCTGACGCAGTCGAACTCGTGCCCGATCTTCTCTGGGAAGTAGGCGACGCACGCCTACCGGGACGCAGCAAACGTACATCTGTCTGGATTGGCCGTCGGCTCAGCGATTGGGCGACATGGAAACGTTTCATCGATGCTGCCCGCATGCGTCCGGCGCCCGGTTTGCGAATCGTCTTGAGTTTCACGCCTGGAAATCGTCTGCCGACTGACGTGCACCTCGGTCATACGGTGATCGCCGTTCGAGATGTCGCCGATCACAACGGTCTTGCCATCGTTCCCGAGCTATTGGCCGCCCGTGTCGCGGCAGGCACGCAGATGAACGACGACCTGATCACCATGGCGGCCGACGGCGCGTCCGTCACGGTTCGCGGAGCACGTTATGCTTTCTCTGGATCAAAGCAGCGCGCGATCATCAGGCAGCTATATGACGCTTGGAAAGCGGGTAACCCGGAACTCCTGACTGCTGAGGTTCTGGAGAGCGCTGGATACAGCACCAGCGTCAACACGCTAGCGAAGGCTTTCTCCGGAAGAACAGACTGGCGTGATTTCATCAGCGAGGAGCATGGCCGCTGTTGGATGTTCCTCTGATGACCTGAACTCTCTCATCTGAAAGGCCGCCCGGTGGGCGGCTTTCTTCATTTCTGAGCCGCTTTAGCCGATTCCTACCTTGAGCCCTACCTGGCTCCTTCCCGGCTCCTTCCCGCCCGGCAGCCATCCTCTCCGCAGGTTTTCGACAGGAACCCAAGGAGAAACAGATGGCTACGAAACACCTCAACCAGATCGACCTGGCTGCGCGCTGGAACATCAGCCACCGCACGCTTGAGCGGTGGCGCTGGACGGGCGAAGGCCCGCGCTTCGTCAAGCTCGGCGGTCGCGTCGTGTACCGCCTCGAAGACGTCGAGGAGTACGAGCGCGAGCAGATCCGCGCGAGCACCGCCGACCACCCCAGCAAGCCTGCGGCGTGAGGGGGCGGTGATGACGATCTCAAACCGCATCTCCCTCGATGAGCTCCCGTGCATGGCCGTCGGCGACATCGCCGCTCTGCCTGCCGAGCAGCTCGCCCTCCTGCAGGACGATGCCTCCGACGCCCTGCGCCGCGCCAAGACCGTCTGCGACTGGCTCGATGGGGCCGTCGCGCTCAAGTACGGGGATCGTGCCCACGCAGCGCGCCAGACTGCTGGCAAGGACACCGGGACCATCCGCTTCGACGACGGCGCGGTCACCGTGATCGCCGATCTGCCGAAGCGCGTCGACTGGGACCAGGACAAGCTCGCCGCTCTCGTCGAACGCATCCGGGCCGAGGGCGACGACCCCGCCGAATACGTCGACGTCGCCATCAAGGTGCCGGAGCGCAAGTTCGCGGCCTGGCCGAGCCACATCCGCTCCGCCTTCGAGGACGCGCGCACCGTCCGCACCGGCAAGCCCAGCTTCCGTCTTTCCCTGAACACCGAGGTGACGTCATGAGCATCACGAAGAAACTCGCGGTGCTCCGCGAGCAGCACTACGGCCTGGAAAAGCTGCCCGAAACCATCCGGGTGCCGGCCATCGCCAACCGTCGCGACGAGACCGTCAAGCCGGTCGGGACGGCGTCAATCGACGACCTGGCATTCGCCCTCATCGGACTGAACGAGCGGGCGTCGGCGTTCTACCGTGAGATCGACGCGGTACGCACCCTTCACGATGAAGCCCGCAAGGCCGGCGGGCTCGGAGCGGACGTCGCGATCGACGCCCTGATCGCGGCGAAGGGAGGCAAGTGATGGCCCTCCCGATCATCTCCGCCGACCAGCGTCTTGCCGAGCCGCGCGGCATCAAGGGCACGATCTTCGGCAAGTCCGGGATCGGCAAGACCTCGCTTCTCTGGACGCTCGACCCCGCCACTACATTGTTCATCGACCTGGAGGCGGGCGACCTCGCCATCGAGGGATGGTCCGGCGACACCGTCCGGCCGCGCACATGGGCCGAGTGCCGCGACTTCGCGGTCTTCATCGGCGGCCCCAATCCGGCGCTGCGGGACGACCAGGTCTACAGCGAGGCCCACTTCGCGGCGGTGTGCGAGCGCTTCGGCGATCCCGCTTCGCTCGACCGCTACCACACGGTCTTCATCGACTCGATCACCGTCGCCGGGCGGCTCTGCTTCCAATGGTGCAAGGGGCAGCCCGAGGCATTCTCGGAGAAGACCGGCAAGCCCGATGTCCGCGGCGCCTACGGCCTGCACGGCCGCGAGATGATCGCGTGGCTCACGCATCTCCAGCACACGCGGGCGAAGAACGTCTGGTTCGTCGGGATCCTCGACGAGAAGCTCGACGACTTCAATCGGCGCATCTTCCAGCCGCAGATCGACGGCTCGAAGACCGGCCTCGAGCTGCCGGGCATCGTCGATGAAGTCCTGACGATGGCGGAGATCAAGGACCAGTCCGGCGCGCCGTACCGTGCCTTCGTCTGCCAGACGATCAACCCCTGGAACTTCCCGGCGAAGGATCGATCCGGCCGTCTCGACCTGATCGAGGAGCCGCCCGAGCGCGGGCGCTGGCTCGCCGGGCGGCTGGTGAAGGGAATGCAGGCGACGCTGGAGCGCGGCGAGCAGGTGCTGCTGTTCCTCAACCGGCGCGGCTATGCGC